GCGCTCATCGCTGATCAGATCGGCTTCGTCTTCGTATGGGCGCTCCGGCAGCTTGCCGGTGGTGAGGTACTGCCAGTAGGTGTCGGCGCTGATCGTGCCGGCCATCACGCCCTTGAGCAGTTCGGCGAGCACTTGGGCGTCGACCACCGGGGTCACGAACTCAGGATTTACCTTGAACTTGACCTGCTTGGGGTCGTAGCCCTTCCACTCGGCTGCGTACCGCAAGCCTTGCTCCACCGCCTCGGCCACCGTGATGACGATGCTGTGCAACGTGGCGTGCTGGTCGTTCTGACGCGTTTTGCGCGCCTCGCCCGACTCAGTGCCGGCCACGTCCATGACCTTGGCGCCTGCCTCAAGCGCGGCGTTCTTCTGGTCATCCATCGCTTTGCGGTTGGCTTCAATGCCAGTGCCCTTGAACTCCAGATATTCAGCCTTGCCGCTTGGGCCAAGGTCCCATGCTGCCGAAGGACCAGTCACACTCAGCTCTACAGCCTCATCCAGACCGGAAACCCACGGTTGCGGGTGACTGGTCTGATGCAGAGAGCTGAAGTAGTCAGCGCTGATCTGGTAGGACTTCAATGCGGCCCGCGCCATGGTCAGCAGCGGCACCTCATCAACATCCGGGGAGTTGTCGGTCGAACCGCAGTAGATCACGGGCAGGTATGGCAGGCCTTTGACCAAGCGGTTGTCAGTTCCGGTGGTGCCCAGCGGCTTTTCGTCCTCGACCAGCTCGCCGCCTTCATTTCGCACCGAGGTGTAGCAAACATCGCCCAGCATAAAGAACTCCCGGAAAACCGTGTCGCAATCGTGGCTGTAGCGATCGCCGCCCTTCTTGCGAAACTCGCGGAACACCGAAAGGACCAGATCCTGCCGTCCGCCCTGATCAGCAGTGTCCCAATTTATGGCGTTGCGGGTGGCGTACGTCGAGAAGTATGGCTCGCCGCTCTCGTCGATGTTCACCACCAGCGGTACCCGGCCGTGGGAAATGGCCTGGCGCACCATCCGGAAGAACAACTGCTTCAGGCCGAAGCCGTCGGCTGTGGCGTTGTCCTCCAGCCCTTTCAGGCCAGACGGTAGTTCGATCTCAGGAATCAGCCGAGACACCAGCCCCATCATCGAACGCAACGAGTCGCGCACCCAATGCTCGTACTGAGCCCGGCTGGTGTAGTTCTCGTAGAGGTACTTGTTGCCCGCGGCGTCGATCTTCTCGGCCTCAACCATACCGCTCGGCTTGGGCAGGTTGCGCTCGTTACGCTTCACGGCGCACTCACCCTCGAGCGCGTCGTCCATCATCTCCCACTCCGCGATGTGCGCGTCGTAGTCGGGGTTTGTCGATTGCACTGGCATCAGGCCAAGCCTCCAATTCGGCGTGTTCCGCCTGTGCGTGTTTTGATCGGGTAGCGCTTGGCAATGAAGTAGCCAGGGGCGTCCACGAGGTGGTCGTATCCGGCCTTCTTGTCGGGCTCACCCTTATCCGTGTAGATCTGCCGCTCCAGGCACTGCGTATATTTCGGGCATTGGTCAACGTTGACCAGGTAGCGGTGCTCGCCATACGTGTTGGCGAACATTGCGCACATGGCGTTGACCCTGTCTTTAACCGCGGGGTTGGTCGAATCCACCACTACGGTGAAACCAGCCTTCCTGAGCAGTGATAGATCAGACTCGCTCGCGCTCTTGCTGCTTGTGTTCTGGCCGCTGGCGTCTGGGTAGATCGCAATGCTGTGATCAGGGAAGCGAAGCTTGATCTTCTCGATCATCTCCGGTGTGTCACGCACCTCGGAGAACTCGCTGAGGGCCAATGGCAGATCGTCACGGATGACATGAACCACGGCGGCCATCTTCATGACGTTGAAGTCCATGCCGATGTGCAGCGCCTCGCCGCGCTTGATCGTCTCGCTGGTTCGGTTCACCTCACGATTGAACGTGTAGTAGACGACGCCCTGGTAGTTCTCGAAGCTGGCCTCGTATTCTTGCCGGAAGGTCCGAGGGTCCATCTTGCGGCGGGCAGCTTCCAGCTCTTCAGCCGGAACGTTGCCACCGTCGAGCGAGGTGTAGAGCCAACTCTTGTGATCGGGCTCATGGCCTGGCCGGCCATCAAGGAACGTGTCGTAGCAATGGTTGAAGCCCTTCGGCGTGCCGATGCGCAGCGCGTGACCACCTTTTCGCATGCCGATGCCCGGTATCGAGTATTGGCAGGTCGAGAGCATCGGCCGAAGGACTTCTTCCCATGCTTCCCACGGGCAGTCCGCCCACTCATCCACCAAGACGAAGAACAGACCGGAGCCGCGCAAGTTGTCGTAATTGTCGAGCCCGACCACACGCATGACGTGGCCAGACTTGAGCGTGATCGAGCATTCAGTTTCGTTCGGGCGGTGTGCACGCCACGCTTCAGGGATCGCCTGCTTCAGCCGGCGCCAGAACACGCGCTTGGCCTGCTTGAACGTAGGCGCGCCGTACCAGATCTCGTCCTCGACGCTCACGCCCCACTCAGCAGCCAGTCGAGCTGCGCGGCGCATCTCAGCTTTGCCCAAAAATGTCTTGCCGAACCGTCGACCACACACCGCATCGCGGAAGCGGGCCTCAGGCTGGAAGCCCCAGCAGTAAATGTTCGCCTGCTTGGGCGTCAGCTTTACCGGCGGGTCATAGGTACGGGGTAGCGGGGACATTCTCATCAGGCTCCAGGGTGTACTCAGCAACGGCGTGCTGCTGGTCAGCGTGGGAGCCCAAAGGCTTTTCAAGTTCAAGGCGGCGATTCACGTAGGCATCGCCCACTTCTTTGGCGGCCTGCTCATACAACTGAGCAGTCAGCGCCAGGTTGCGCATGCTCTCAGCCTTCTCGGCCAGCCGCCCAAGACCGCGAAGTCGGTACGCGCGATTGGCAATGGGGATATCGGTTGTCTCTTCACGGAATCGCTTGCGAGCAGCGTGGAACAGGTCCACCCAGGTCTTGCCGAGCTTCTGCCCGGCAAACTTTGTCGGGTCGTGCGTTTCGCATTGCTGTCGGGTGATCTCAATCCCGAATTCTGTCTTGACCGCTGCTACCACCTGGGACGGCGTATCGAAGCAGGCCAGAGCCTGAACGATGAAGGCTTTGACCTCGCTTCGTAGTACTGCCATATGGTTGTCATCCGTCAATACCTGTCATGGAATCAGGCCGACTTGAGCAGACAGGTTCCGCAGGCCCTCGCAATGTTCAATTTCCCCACCTCAGAAGGACTGTTTGCAGCATCCACCAACGCTTGAACGTCAGGGCTTGCACCATAGCGGCGAACCACACCGACGAACTCTTCAACGTCGTGTCCGCGCATCTCAAGCTTGGGCAAGCCTTCCTGGGTGAAAGCTGGCTGACCGTACTTATCGGTCGCCTGGGCAATGTGATAGAGCTCATGCTCCACCAGAGCGCAGAAGTCGGTGTCGCTGCACTCAGAGCAGTAGTCAGCGGCCAGGGTGATGATGAAGTCCGGCACATCGCCGAACCAATCACGCATCTGTTGCTCCATCCGGGCTTTCTGCCAACCGCCGGCGCGGAACGCTACCTGCTCGGCTTGGCCCAGGACAGCGCGGCCCTGCTTGGTGAAGCTCGACGACGCCCACATCACACGGATGTCTGCATCCAGTAGATGGGCATGGTCTTCGTTGTGAATGCTGCCGGTGTCGGCAAGAATCTCGGCTTGGAGCCATTCCCAAACCTCTGTGGCTGGAGTCAGTCGAATACCGACGTCGGATAGCTCCGACAGCTCAATCAGTGATGCGGGAGGGATCGGTCTGTTCATTGCTCACCTGATCTTTGAAGCGACAGCACGTTTAATTCAGACCGGAAAATGGTACGAATACAGCACTCAGGAGTGAATTAGGCGTGGAGGATAGGTAGCTCATTCATTACAGGCGATACGCATGAGCTACACAGAGATAATATCGAAGGCGCTTCTTGTCATCTTGATTGGACTTTACCTAACGGGGCGACTCACACCGAAAACAGTGCTGATATTTGTACTAGGAGGCGTCACCCTATGGCAAATATTTAAACTCTAACCACAATGCAACCCGGCCCGGTAGGCGCGTTCGATTGCCTCCCAGTCGGGTTGCTTGGTTGCCATGTTGAATTTCACTCAATAAAAAGCCCCGCACTGGGCGAGGCTGAGCGGATGGGCTGAATTATCTGATTTCAGCACCTGAGGCATACAAGATGGATAAGGCGACACCGCCTATGTATTCATCTTGAGCCATAAATTGCAGGCGGGCCGGGAACGACGTCGTTGAATCTTCACCCTGATAAACATTGCCATGTTTGTCTATCCTCAATGACCAAACGTCATGCCAGTAGCTGTGCCCCAGGCTATTTGTTGCTTCTTTTTCAAGGACGTATCGGGCTTGAACTCCTCTTTCGTCAGTAAAGGGAACAAGGACCATCCTTGTAGGGCCGAAAGGAGTATTGAACTCAATGAGCGGCCCGTCGCCTTTTGACTCGATAGATATGCCCCACGTGTCCTTGGCGCCGGAACCAGCCAAATAGGTGCGCAGCCGATCAAATATGCTTTGCGCAGCTCTGTTTATTTGCTCCAGGTCGCTTAACGTATAACGTGCAATTTCTTGCTGCTCCAGTGTTACGGGTAAGTGCTTCATAGCGCCTCCTGGTGTGATACAGGAGGATGAGTATGGCACTCGCTTGCTAATCTGCCTGATCAAGCAGCACATCAATCAGCTTCTGCTCACCCAGGCGCATCGCACCCAGGCATTGCAGGTCGTCGCACTTAGGGCCGAGACCGAACACGGTGACCTCTCCCTTCGCGCCGATCAGGGTCAAGGCGCCTACGGTGCATTCGGGATGCTCACCTGCATCCAGGTCATCGGCAATCTTGCGCAGGGTCTTGGCTGCATCGCGCCAGTCTTCCCGCTTGAACTCCAGAACCTTAACGGTCATACGGTCACCATCTGGTGTGTCTGTGCATGGGAATGGCCGTGGAGCAGTCCAACGATCAAGCCCTGGGGAAGCCCGGCAGCCTTGGCTGCGTCCACGGCGGTAGCAATGGCCTTGTCGAGGGCGTTTACTGCTGCGTTGATGTCCGAGCTCATCGGCAGCGCGTGACGCAGTCGGGTGACGTTGCTCATCTGCAGAACCTCGCGCCACGATTTGGCGCATTCGAAAACGCGGCGCGGATGAGCCAGGTATACTCCGCCAAATTTGATTTTTTCGAGACTTCAAACCCATGCACGGACGCCTGTATCTCATCGCTTTACTTATCACTGGCCCAGCAATGGCTGTGGAGCCCTCTCGCTACAGCTACGACGAAGCCCCAACTGACGGCTACATGTATGCCGTTAGGTATCAGCAAGCCAAACTGGCTTGTGAATCGCTGCCTGATGACCTTGACGCGGACTATGCGAAAGCCATGCGCCTTACCAAAGAAGCGAATACCGAATTTGAGCGATCTTACGCCAAAGGTTTAACGGCAAATCTCAGGTGGCGCAAACCCGCAACGCCCGAAGATCAGCAGTTGGAGTGTGATCAAAGTCAGCATGCTTTGCGTGTGACGGTAAGCCTCGCCCGTCAGTGGTTTCCAGGGGGATGGTAGGCCCTCGCATTACTTGGCTCTGCGCTCGACACCGCCAGGTGCCTTGTTACAGTTCAGGCAGTGCTCGCAGTTCAGCGTCCGGCACAGCCAGACCTTCACCCACTGCCAGTACGTGACCATGAAGATATGCCGTGCACCGGCCAGGGCCAGGGCGACATGCAACGTCAGGCCGGCAGTGGTCGGGCCGAAGAAGATGTTCTGGCTGCGTACCATCACAACGAAACCGGTGATGGCGATCGTCGAGTAGATCAGCTTCCCGAGAATGCCGTCCCTCACCTTCCCGCTCAGTACGCACCAGGCCGCCCACAGCGCGATAAGGCCGCAGGCGATGGAGTTGATCAGTTCAAGATTCATGGTGGATTGCCTCCCCCGAACCGCTGGCGAATAAGCGCCCAGAGGTCAGCGGCTTTGATGGCTCTGTTGATTGCTGCCAGGAGCGAACCGCCGAATGTGCCCAGCAAGAAGCCAATCCCGGCAACGATCTTCGGCTCGGTTACATTCAGGTAGGCGCTGACCATGCTCGTCAGGTACAGCGAGCAGGCAACCCCAGTGATCAAGAACACCATCCAGGCGCGCCAGTCAGACAAGTCGTCCTTGTGCCACCAGCTCGCAACGACAGCCCCAATCAGGCCCGCAATCAGCAATTCGAACCTGTCGATCTTGTCGAGCAGGCGCTGTAGATACTCCATGCGCTCGACTCCGTGGGGCATGTTTGAAATAGGTCGGCTCCAGCAGCACTCCCAGCTCGGAGCAATGGGTGTGGCGGAGCCGAAAATAGGAAGGCCCCGGCAAATGCCAGGGCCTTGGCCTGTCACGTAAGGACAGGAGAAAAGCAAACGGCTGCAGATGCAGCCCACCGCTTCTTACGGCAGCAGGTCGTAGGTCACGTAGGCCGTACCGCCGCCATTCTGCGTCATTGCTACCCACAGGCCCTGACCGGCAGGGATGGTCACAGAGAACGGAAGAGTGGAAGAACCGCTAACGGCGGACAAGATAACGGGCACGTTGGTCACCCAACGCCCTTCCGGAATGGTCGTGCCGGTACTAATAAATCCGTTCCCGACAGGGCTGATCATCGTAGCTGTCCGAACTACAGCGCCATTGACGTTCTGTGCCGGAGTGAAAATTGCCTCTGCGTAGCTGGTTGCCACCGATTTGAAACGGCTGCCGATTTGTCCTGGTTCCATTTTTTCACCTATTGAGTCGAATGATTTGTCGCGGAGAATTCCGCTTTCATGTCGCTCAAAGGCGATTGCTCGAGGCTCGTGGCCTTCACATGATTCAATGTCCCGCATCGGGAATATTTGATCTGGAGCTCTGTAAACCCACCCGTACGGGCGAGAAGTCTTTTGCAGTTACCGCATCTGAATTCTTTAAACACCTGCAAATTCCTTTTGCTGAATCGCCCTTTTCCGTGGGCAATAAAAAGCCCAGCGCGAAGGCTAGGCATCTGTGTTTCGTAAGGTGTTTTATATGCGCGTCCTGGCCATGACTCGCCATATTTTTATCAACAGAAGAGCAGTTAGCGCGCCGAGCAGGCCTGCAAACAATCCCATCTGAAAAATTGCAGATGGCTGCATCCAGCACAGGCTCATTGGCTTGGTAAAAGAATAAAGGCAAGGCTCAGGGAACAGGATCTGCCATGCGGGCAACGCGCCAGCGCTAAACAATAATCCTGTTCCGAATAGTACTACGGCTACCCAGCGAGAAATGGTGGGGAATTTTATTCGAGCCTGCGATAGAGCAACTACCAGGGCGGCGGAAACGAATCCAGGAACGAAAAGAGCCGCAAAAAAAACCTGGCTATACTTATGGGCAGTATCCATATCACCTCAACAAAAAACCCGACACAGCGGCCGGGCTTTTTTATGTCAATCCCTAACGCGCAAGATCGACAGGATGGATAAATAATCTCTCACTTTCTCACTCATTGCAATGGCTATTTGCTACGCCGCGCAACTTTCGATTAAACCCTCGGCGTCGAGCAGCTCCTGGGCAGCGGTGAGCGCCTCGTTCACCTGGTCATCGAGCGTCTTGCGGATCCCTGAGCGCCACCGGTACCGAGTAGATTCTGGCTTGCCGTCGTTATCCCAATTGGTGATGTCGTACCAGGCGGCCGGCAGCACTGCGACGGAGCGCTTGCCTTCGGCACCGGCCACTTGTGGAATCGCCCAGGTCAATACGGCGCACTCCCGGAAACGTTTCGGCGCAGGCGTGCGCACCGAGTTGAGCAGTTCCAGAATCGCGCCGTGCTTACGCTCCTCATGGGTGGAATACTTCGCCACGAGTGCTCGCCAGTGCGCCGGGGTGAGCGCCTTGCGCAGCCGGCCGAACACCCAGCAGTCCTGGAGAAACGCCGCCTCCTTTCCAATGATCTCCCCCTTTTGCTTGGCACATTGCACCTTCGGTTCAAAGTCGCAGCCGCCGGCGGAAGTGATGGTCTCGGCCGCGAGGGCTCGAACTACTGCTGAAACAACGTTGCGATAGGTCATGCGGCTTCCCCTTTTTTCAGCTCTCTGGTCATTGCCCGGTATTTGGCCTTGATGGCCTTGATCTCTTCCACGGTGTACTTGCAGGCTGGGTGCAGACCTTCCAGCCAGACCACCTTCTCGGCGCCGATGCGCTGCACCAGGCGGATGCGGTACTCCACGGCATTGCCGGAAAGATTGCGGTTGCACTTCACACACTGGCGGTGGATGTTCAGAGGCTCGAAGCGCAGCTCCGGGCAGGCGCCGACGGATCGATAGTGCCCGGCGTCCCACCGGCTGCCAGTCATGAGGTCGTTATCGTTCGGCGTGAAGTCGCAGCTGATGCAGGGCAGGTGCGCGTCACGGAGACGCACGTATTCATTCACCGCCGCCTGGGCTTCGCGCAGGTGATCCGCCCTGCTCTTCAGCTTCTCCTTGCGGACTTTGATCTCGCGCCGCTCAACTTGAGCCAGAGACTTACGCGCCTTCGTCTGATTTACGTCCTTGATTGCCAGGCCACACTTCGGGCTGCATACGGCCTGTCCGAGGCGCTGCGGCGGAAAGCTGATGCCGCACGCTGGGTTCTTGCATTTCTTCGGTTTGGGTTGCTTGGCGATCATGCAGCCTCCTTGCTGAGTAGATCAGTAAAAACCACACCTTGGCCCGTGAAGTAGGCTGCAATGCGGTCGGTGTAAGCGATGCCCTGGGCACGGTTAAACAGGCTGGTCACAGGGAAGCCATCAGGGCCAAACAAATGACACTCGCCCATCATGGCCAGCTTCGTTTCGTAGGGCAGATGACGCATAACCCGGTACCACTCGGCCTGGAACCCAGCGTCTTCGTTAAGCAATATCTGCACGCCAAAGTGCAGCTTGCAGTAGCGCCGGGCGTCCGCCGCGTCGCCAATCTGGGTCATTTCGGCTATTCGCTTGTACATCCCGAACCACAGCCGGTTCTGGTCGAGGGTGCGGTCCTTGCCCGGGCGCAGGGTCACCACGACAAACTTCTTGTCTTTGTACATGGCGCTGATTTTGGTAATGACTTCGGAGAGCTTGGCCTGGCAGTTGACGCTGATCTTGTCGGTCATTGTGCCGCCCTCTTCGCTTCCAGCTCTCGGGCCTGCTTGATTAGCAGCGCTCGGCGATCAGCCAACTCATTCGCTGCATCAATCCGCATTTCGGTTTTCCTCTCGGCACTGGCCTTACGCATCTCCAGCATGGAGTTCCTCACCAGTTCGAGCTTATGGCGAAGCGCCGGCGCTGGCCGCGTAACGGTGCCGGTTAGCAAGCCCGCGATAGCCCGACCATCCTCGTTGATCGGCTCGACACTCAGGTCCGCCAGGTACTTCTGTGCGTGTTCTCGCGGGATGCGTTTCAGCTCCATCGCTTTGGTCACAGCCTGGATCCGTCGGTTGGCGTCAAAGCCCACGGACACGTGCCAGTTGACCGGTTTCGCATCCTCGCGAGCCTGGCCCACGAACCTTTGGTAAGCGTCGATGAACGCCATGCGCGCACCGATTTTGTCGCCGCCATCCAGAATGGGTTTCGCAGCAGCAAGTGCCAGCTGGATCTCGTCGGTCAGCACCACCGTTTCGAATTCATCGTTGGTCGTCATGGCGATAGCCCAGGCCTCGTCCTTGCCCGGCCGGCCATCGGAGGATTGGACCCGTTGCAGGATGTCGGCCATCGCCAGCTTTCCCTTCACTTCGAAGCGACACGCCTTCAGCGCCGCCTTCACGACGTGCACCGGGTAGGCACAGAGGTCTTCGGCCATCATCGCGGCAGTGCCCGGGTTCATTTCCTGGCCCATGGCCTCGGCTGTGGCGCAGATGGCGGCGGCCAGCCCGGCAACCTGCTGGTCATTCATTTCAAAGGTATTCATTGCGGTCACCTGCTTGGCGTTTGGCCAAAACCATCTGGGCGGCCTGTTCGGCTGCGGAGAGGTTTGCCTCAGTCCGTTCCATCTGGCGGGCGGTTGTGCCGTTGACGCGCTGTCCGGTGACCCACTGGGTGTGGTAACTCTCGGCGTTGGCCAGCAGTTCGTTGAGGCTGTGGCACTTGCGCAGGACGGCGGCGTCGCTGGTTTTCAGGAAGTGAGCGGCGACGTGGTGAGCGACATCGGCACCGAGCCGGTCGACCAACTGACCGAGCTGGCCGCCGACCTTGGCGTTCCACACCGGCCAGGCGCCGTAGCGTTTGCGGTAAGCCATGGCGTAGTTCGCCCAGACCTTGAAGGTTTTGCAGGTCTGGTCTTTGGGGCCCGGCATGTCGGCGGGGATCTCAACCCGTGGGGCATCGGTGCGATCAACCATCAGCACCAAGCCGCGGGACTGAGCCGGCTTGCCGGTGGCGTCCTGCAAGTCCTGACTGGTGTCCTGATTGGTACCCTGATGATTGGTATCCTGATTTGTCGGAGATTTTTCCGACCCTTGCTCGGATTTTTTTCCGACCTTGCTCGGAGATTTATCCGAGGTAGATCGGATTTTTTTCCGACCCTTGTTGTTTGGTGGGGTCGGATATTTTTCCGACCCGTCGAGCTTCTGGTTCCACTCGACGGCCTTCTCGGTCAAGCGAAAAAGCGTGATGTTCGACGTGCTGGAAAGCTCAATCAAACCGGCCTCTTCTAGGGCCTTCAGCATGCGGTAAGCGGTGTCCGGCTTATCAGTGAGCAGCGGCAGCTCCTCGATGATCTTGGCCTTGCTCAGCGCGAAGAAGATCCCGTCATCAGTCTTGAGTGGCTTGGTCCAGCTCGGGCAGCCGTAGACGAAGGCGAACAGCAGGGCCTGCTGAGAATTCAGCCCCCACTCCAGCGCCTTCACCTGGTTAATCGTGACGGTGTATTGCATGTCAGGCCTTCCCGACCTTAGCGGCCAATTCAAGGAAGCGATCCACATACCAGTGAGGCTGCGTCTCCGGGATGATGGTCATGAAACCACCACCCTGTTTCGGGGTAGTGGTCGCAGCCTTGCAATGACGGGACACGGCGTTCTCTGGCTTGGAGTAGCCCAGGGCGTCGGCGACGTCACGCGCGATAAACCACGGATCGCCGAGCTTGCCGGTGATGACCCGGATTGCGGCGCCGTCGAAGTCGAACGGAATCACTGAGGAATTGCGCGCCACGTTTTCAGGTTGCGAAAAACGTGGCGCGGGAATGTTGGGGCTATTGATCGATTCGGTGTGTTGGTGCATGATTCGCTCCAGATGTTTACCGCTGTAGAAGAAGCCACCCTCGTCCGGTGGCTTTTTTGTGTTTGAAATTCAGGCAACCTTCACAGAGGCTTTCAGCTGAGCCAGGGCGCTCTCGGCGTGATCTATCTCACGCAGAATCCGGGCGCGCTCGACCTGATCAACTCGCCCATCAGCCATCGCCGCATGCGTCTCGACGGTAACTTCTGCAAACTCCAGCGTTGCGCGCCCCAGTGCGTGATGAATGTCGATAGCCATAGGCTGGTCGGTCTTAACGATCGAATAACCGAACTCGCCAGCCAGCGCCGCCAATGGACGCATGTCCTCTGTATGCAGGAGCAGGGAGTACAGATGCTTCACGTTGAACCAAGCACCGTCGTAGTTCGCGTTGGCGCGCTGGAGCAAGCTCACCGGCGGCATGCTCATCAACGTGGCGAGATTCTTGGTATTCGCCTCTTCGACGGAGGTGTCGCAAGCCCTCAGAAAATCCTGCATACCTAAAACCTCGAAATTCTTTACGTGGCGCCCTGCGGGTGCAGAGGCGATCATTTGCTCAATGGAGCGGCGGACAGGGATGTCAGGCGGCTGTTTTCTTCGTGCCCGGGGCGTCCAGCTCCTTGAAAACATCTGGCCTGGCGATGCGCAAAAACATCATCCGGGCCCTTGGGATCCCGTGTTTCCTCCAATCGCTTACCGATGGAGGCCGAACTTCACACAGCTCGGCGACACGGAAAGTGCCACCAAGAGCGTCAATAATTTCATTTGGGTTCATGCCTGATTTCTCCGGCTATTCGCATAGGTACGGATATTAGGCATACCTTTTATTTGGGTCAATAGGAATACCTTAGATGCCTGGTGTTAGGCTCCCCTAATGAGGACACTTCAAGAACGGCTAAAACTGGCGATGGCAGGCCCGCCAAAGGTTACGCAGGCCGCGCTGGCCCGCGCCTGCGGGATTCGAGCGCCATCTGTAAACGACTGGATTTCAGGGAAAACCAAGACGATTGAGGGGCAGAATCTTTTGATCGCCGCCGACTATCTCAAGGTGATGCCGATGTGGCTGGCTACTGGAAAGGGGCCGATGCGCAAGGGATCGGATGGCGGAGCGCAGCCTGCAATCAAGGAGAGCAATGTCGTGCCGATTGAATCTCGCCGAAAATCGCAGGATTCCAGCTTCATCACGATCCCTCAGTTGGACGTGGCCGGCTCAATGGGTCCGGGAAGAGTGCCGCCTGATCACATCGAAGTAATCAGAGATATTACCGTTCATCTCGACTGGCTGAAGACGCAGGGCTTGTCGTATTCCAAGCTAGAGAACCTGGCCATTATCGATGGCGATGGTGACAGCATGGAGGGCACATTCCGCAACGGCGACGCCCTGTTGGTGGATCGCGGTATCACCGAGATCCGAACCGATGCGGTCTATGTCTTCACGCTGGAGGGCGAGCTTTTTATTAAGCGCCTTCAGCGCCTGACTGGCGGCTCCCTGCGCATGATTTCGGATAACCCGGTGTACCCAGCAATCATGATCGAGGGCGATATGCTCGCCAAGGTGCATATCCAAGCTCGCGTTCTGCTCGTATGGAACGCTCGAAAGCTATAGGAGTACCCATGGCCCTGTCCAAACCCAACCAGCAGCTGCGACGCGCCCTGAAAGAGGCTGCGGCCCTGCTTAAGTGGGCGGGTGTGGATTTGTATGTCGTCTCCAAGCGAATGATGGCTGGCGGCGACGATCAAGGCGCCATGGAGCTGATGAAGATATCAATTAGCCTTCAGGAGACTGAGGACAAGCTGGCGGGTTATGCGGATGAGGTGAAGGCGGAGCAGATAATTCGAAGCAAGCCAGAGTAGGCGCGCTACGGCAACGAGACGCTGCGTGATGGGGAGATAAACGAGGTTCGCATCATCGGGCGCGTCGTCTGGCGCGGAGGAATGCTTTAGGAGTCCATATGCCTCTCACGACACTCAATCAGAATCTGCATCGTGATTTAAAGGAGGCTGCTGACCTGCTGAAATGGGCGACAGTCGACCTCATGCAGGCCGCCGTCAGGACATCTGGGTTTGGTCAACAAACTGATGCTAAAGAGCTGCTGAAAATCGCCGCAAACCACCAGTTAATTGTGGATCGGCTAGTCGGCTATGCAGATGAAGTGAATGCCGGCCGGATAAAGCGAGAAGCGGAATAAAGCCATGACTACATGGCGAGAGCAGAGCTTCTGGAGCAAGGTTGGGGTAATTGCTTGCCTGGCGTTGCTTATGATGATCCCTGGATACTCCGACGCGGCCGGGCTTAGCTGGGGCTCATCCGGCCGCAAGCGGCTCTTCAGCCCTGGCTTCGTTGTGCTCTGCGTTTTCGTGGCGGTGGTTGAGCTGATAGTGCTGAATCACTTCTACAGCGCTCGGCGATAAGTGAAAACCGAGCAGATAAATCTAGAGCGACCTGGATAAGAGCATGGCTGAGCGGAATGGGGTGACGCATTAAATTGTAGTCTGTACCTAAACTCCATGATCTAAGACGGCGACGGAAATCGTCGTTAAATGAGTAAATGAATGGAATCTTGCTGGATGCAAAAACCAGACTTTCCCGCCCTTTTAAAGCCAGGAATACACGTCCTGACTATAGAGACCCTGCATGCTTTGGCTGTAGCGCCTTTCCCAATGGACTCCCGGAGGACTGAGTTATACGAGAAGCTCAGATTGTGGGTGACCACCCTTCGTGCCTCTGGAGTCCGAGGCAGACTCTGGCTTGACGGCTCCTTTCTTACTGAAAAGGTGGGGCCAAGTGATCTTGATTGCATTTTCTGGAGTCCATCTTGGGTAGACGAAAAAAATGCGACTCCACAGGTAAAAGCAGAAGTGTCAAAGCTGCTAGATCGAGCCTATACGGAAACCATTTTCAGCCTAGATTTTTACATGGAGAGCCCTGCCCCTGATCGGGTATTGCATCGTGAAGCGTACTGGCGAGGTATGCTAGGGTTTTGCCACGATCGAGTCACAGCCAAAGGATTTGCGGAGATAGCCCTATGAGCACTAGTTTTCTTCGCGACCACGCCGACTCTCTAGCTGAGTTTGCTGCTGAAACCAAGGCTCAGGCAGATGCTGACCCAGGCAACTTTTTTCTTCAACTTGCAGCAAAAAATCAGCATGATTCCGCTCAGGCTGCGCTCAGAGAAGCATCCATGGAGCAGGTTTCGGCCTTGGGTGAATTGCTTGATGTTCGTCTAATTGGGCCGCGAGCGAATGGTGCCGTCCCGGTAGATGCCTTCCTTGATACCATAGGCCCCCTTACTAGATCGTGGAAGTTAGCTGCTCATCGCCTTCGCTATGGTCGTGATGCGGTACGTGGAGTTGCGGCTGACGTGGTTAGCGCCTTGAATTTCAAGTTGGCTGGTTTGGCACCAGGTTCTACCCACGTATTCATCACAGGAAATGCATCCCCTGATCTGACGGGCGATAGCTTGCTACAGGCCACCTTAGATCAAACCTTCCGCCTATTGAATTCGGATCCGGCTGACTTCTATGATGCTGTTGATGCGGTTGGCGGCCGCTCCGCTCATCAGCTTGGCGAATTTATGAAAGGCCTCGATAAAGCAGGAATGGCCGTTCAGTTCTCGTGGCAATCCAATCAGGGACTTCGTGAGTGGATAGGCAGACCTGACGAGATAACCCGCGTTAGGGCTCTGCTTGCTACGGTGAACGAGCCTGAGAAGTATCCAGAAACTATAGAGGGCAGTGTCGCGGGTATTACAGATACCGGGAGGCTTGCTTTACGCACCGCCGAAGGTAAGGTTCTAATCCGATTCCCCCTTAAATTGACTGCTCAGGTTCAAAAGCTAAAGATTGCGTCTCACGCCAAAATCAGTGTTGAAACATCGAAATATTGGGATGCAGTAGAGAAGAAAAATATTTTTAAACGGAACCTACTATCTGTCCACTGAAGTGGAATCTAAAGTCTAGCCCGGCCCAGCGCCGGGCTTCTTGTTTCTGCCAAGCGCCCTACTCTGCTATCGTAGCGCCCTCTGAACGCAACGGACGCAACGAAGCATGGACTCATGGAAGACCCTGGCGGCCGCCCTACTGTTGTCAGTCAGCACTCAGGCTGTATCAGGTGATGGGGCCAACCCTATCGCCGCCGCGATATTCCTCACAATTTGCGCGCCAACAATTTTAATTGGGGCGACCACATCCCTCACGACCGAGCCGCCGAAGGTTTTCAAGTCAGCCAAGACCGACGCCCTTGCCTTCATAGGTTCGGATGGCGAGATTCGCGGCGCTGAGTTTGAGCAGGCTTCCAGGTACTACAGGGCGACCTACAGTTCGCCTTTGATGAGCGACATGCAACTGGCTCGGGCGATTGCTTCGTCCTTCTGAATTCACCGGGTTTCTTCACTCAAGCAATATCCCGGCACGCCGATGCCCTGATACTGCATTCCGCAGTGCATGGAGGCTTTATGAAAAAATTCGCTGTGATTGGCCTGGTGACCCTGCTTTCGATTGCTTCTTTTTCCGCCTCAGCATGCCCAAAAGGCACTCACCCAACAGGTGGAACAGGATCGCACCATAAGGGCGGGACCTGCTCCTGATCAAAAGCCCGGCCCAGCGCCGGGCTTCTTGTATCTATGCCCTGGGCTGATAAAATCTGTGCCCCTCTCGAATGGACTCGTTTTCATGCGCCTATCCTCAATGCCACTGGCCTTCTGCGCCATCTTCACCTGCATTTCCTTAACCGCCCAAGCCGACACCAAAAAAGAAAGAGACATCCACTGCGCGGCCTACTACGAAGTGCTTTCAGTAGCTGGTGACCAGCCAGACATAAGCCGCAGTCAGTCCTCAAGAGCCTCCTATGTAATATTGGTGCACGCTGGCTACACCCCGCAGGCCCAGGAAGAAGTTGCGCAAAAAATGGTGGAATTGCACAAAGAGACACCAGGGCCGATGACGCCAGCTAGTACTGCCAAGCTGCGTGAAAAATACGACGCCGAATGCAAAGTCCTTCTGAAGGCCGCCTTGTGAATATCCTGGTGCTTGTGAGAGCCGATACCCTGGCGGTAGCAGCATAAGCAGCCATCATCGAGCCCGGCCCAGCGCAGGGCTTCTTGTATCTGCCCTCCCCGATCAGAACTCGACTCTGCTACGGTGGAGCCCGTTGATCGCAATGGAAGCAGTGAAGAATGAACTCAAGGAAGACGGCAGCGATTGTTGCAATGGTATTGATCGGAACCCAGGCAATGGCGAATGAAAAGGCCACTCCGTTCGATAAGGTGATGACCTATACATCTATCCTACCAACCGCTTTGACGACGTTGCCAGCTATACAACGGACGATTCGCAGAAACCACTCAAATCAGCGAAGGCCGATGCGCTTGCATTCATTGGTTCAGATGGCGAAATATGCGGCGCGGAGTTTGAGCAGGCGTCTAGGTACTACCGCTCTACTTACAGCTCGCCCTTGATGACCGACATGCAACTTGCTCGGGCCATTGCTTCATCTCTATGAATCAGCAACAGGCTAGTCGATGTTGACTTCTTGACCAAAAATCGAGCCGGTCTGCGCTTTAATAGTCGAGATCACAACTCCCCTCTGTACTCGACTTGGGCCCGCACACGCGGGCTTTTTTTGGTTTCACTAATCCCATAGCCTCTTCTCGAAGTTAATATTAGATTTTTCAATCGAATAGGGATGAAGCCAATGAAAGAGATCACAGACCGCCTTAGAGAAGAGCGAATCCGTTTAGGGCTTACACAGGAGGAGCTCGCCGTTCTCGGCGGCATCAGGGTTAATGCCCAAAGCGTCTACGAACGAGGCGCTCGCGTGCCGAATGCGAATTACCTCTCGAACGTTGCCAGAGCAGGAGTTGATGTACTCTATGTGGTCACTGGTGAAAGGACTCCTCATGCCGGTGTGTGCTCTTGAGCAGCAGATTGCATTTGCACAGTCTTCGTCGTGTCTTTAAATTCAAGTTGAACAGCTGAATGTGTCTCCTCCCTGCCTGAACTCTGAACCTTCTTTATCGACGCATCATATGACAGCGCCCTACTCCCTCCCTGACATGCTCGAACGCATCTATGAGAACCAGCTCGCCCTGGAGGCAGCCATCATGGAGCTGTCGTTGTGGACGGCTAACCACGGAGGCCATCATGTAGACCAGAATGTCCGCGGCGCCCTGGAAACCATCGGCGAGAATGCAGTGCACATCAAGCAGGCCTTGGCCAGGCTCAGAGCCCAGGAACCAGACTGACCCATAGCGCCTACAAACAGCCCGCCATTGAGCGGGCTTTTTTATGCCTGACGAAAAATAATTAGGCATACCTATTGACTGCAAAAGAAGGAATGCCTAATGTTTACTCCATCGAGTCACCCAACAGGGACTCGCCAGGGCCTCACAGCCCGCCGCTCTTTAACAGCCAGCGCAACAAACAACAGACCGCATTGCCTCTACCGGCGACCGGCGAGCAGACAGGCCCGAAAGCCTGCCAACGACAGGGAAAACCCTGTACGGCTGCTCGATGGTGAAACGCCAGAACTGAGTGAGTGACCCGGCAAGCAATGCGCCCCGCGAATCCCAGCGGCAGAAGGGAGACATACCGAATCCAATTAGCGGTCCCGATAGCCTCGGCTGGGACCGCCGGACCTCATGCACCCTGCCCCACTCAGCCAGGGCATTCAGAGCTGTAGCGTGCATGTTTAAGGACCTGTTATCCACGGCGAACAGATGCTGTTTGACGCTGTGAGTAGGAAGCTCGAAGCCCGCACCGAAGACGACCGGCCAGCCCTGCAATCAGCAGCGGGTAATTGGCCAACACCGCTGACGCAACAACCCCAGGCCGTCGCCAGTAGCGGGCCTGGGCACCCTTCCCCGCCTCTATTACGTCAGCACTCCTCCCCCGCGCCCATCGGCAACCAGCGGGAGGCATGAGTGTTGACGAATACAGGTGAACAACCCGCCACCTTGGAGGCGACCATGAACGCAGCATTGAAAATTTGCCAGGAGCGTTACGACGCTCAGTTGCCTCCAGAGGTCAGCGAGAGCGACGAGGTGACGGACTGGCTTGTGCATTCGGCGGAGCGCCTTGTGTGCGGAGTCGATATCAAGTGGAAGCGCCGCTACGGCCAGCCGCACGTGGTGACGTTCGACCGGTTCTGCACGGCCCTGCAGGGCTACTTGAACCAGCGTCAGATCGACGGCCTGGACCAGCGTGATTCGTTTGCCCGCCTACTGCTGTCGGCGATGCTCGGCAGCCAGAGCGATGCCCGGGCTCACGCAGCCGACCTGCTGGGCCATCAACGCCCGATTGAAGCGGTCGAGAAGATCGCTGTAGCGCTGCTGAGACCGTATGCCAAAGACGCAGTAGCAGCAGAACGGGAAGAGCGCGAAGACGATGTGGGTGCCGACCTATGAGTCCGCACATCCTGATCGATGAGGCAATTGAAGCACTTGAGCATCCCAGCAGCGAGGCCGGCGCCCAAGCCGTCGTGGTGCGGATGATCACCAACATGCTCACCGGCGACGCGATCACCGTCGAAGAATTCAACCACTACTGCCAGCGCCTGCTGAAAATCACCAGGCACCGCAAGGAGGCTGCATGGCCACGGCACCGGTTAAATCGTTGATCGACGAGCAGCTCGACGACATCGAGCGCCACATTGCCATCCTGGGCTTCGGCCTTCCCTTCAACGAGCTCATCGGCCGCAAGCGTGAAGACCTGGTGCGGGATCTGCCACAGCGCCTGGCGCCAACCATGAAGGGTGGTCGCATCGCGGTGAGGGTTCGGCCTTGACTCCCCACCAGCGCACCAGGCGCATGCTGATCTGGCGCGGTTCCTTCTCTGCCCTCTCCGTCTGCACCTTTCTGATGTTGCTCAGCGCCCTCGCTGATCGAATCACTCAATAACCAACACATCACAGCGCCCCGCAAGGATGGCGCGGGAGTATTGCCATGCTCGCAGCTATTGCAGATCGCATCCGGTCCAAGTCCTACGAACTTCCCCTGTCCCGCGATTACGTCCGCCATTGGGGCCTGAAAGAAGCCATCCGGGAGTTGGTGCAGAACGCGCTGGATAGCGAGTCGCCTTTCGAATACGCCTTCGCCAACGGCCAGCTGTTCATCACCAGCCGCTTTGCAAGGCTGGAGGCCAGCACCCTGGTTCTAGGCAGCACGTCTAAGTCCGACCGCCCCGATGCCATCGGCAGCTTCGGCGAGGGCTACAAAATCGCCCTGTTGGTATTGACCCGGAACGGGTACGACGTGAAGGTCTGGAATGGCAATAAGCAGTGGGTGCCTGAGTTCCGGCATAGCGACCAGTTCGACGCGGAGGTGCTGTGCATCAACGAGGCGCCGGCACATAGGCAGAATCAGGGCGTTGAGTTCGTTGTCTCCGGCCTCACCGAGGAAGACGAAACGGAAATCCGGAACATGTGCCTGCGTATGCAGCCGCCAATGAGCGACGTCATCGGTACCAAATACGGCCATATCCTGCCCTCCCGGCCCGGCAAGCTGTACGTCGGCACCCTCTTCGTATGCGACACCGATCTGACCTACGGCTATGACATTCTCCCCGAGCATCTGCAGCTTGAGCGAGACCGCCAAACGGTTAGCGGATGGGATTTGAAACAGGTGTCGAAAAACGCCTGGATTGACACCGGGCGCTTGGATGAGGTGGCGGAGAAGATCGAGGCTGGTATTCCTGACGTTGAATATGTCGAGTACGGCAGTACCGAGCTTGTACGGGAGGCCTGCTACCGGTTGTTCCAGCAGAAGCACCCTGGTGCCATTGCCGTTCAATCCCAGGAAGAACTGAACAACCTGGTCAAGCAGGGAATGACCAACACTGTAGTGGTGAGCCGGACCTTCCACTCTCAGGTTTCAAACTCGACTTCGTACAAGCAACAGGTCTCCCACGTCGTTGCCATCCAGACGCCCAAAGCCGCCCTGGAAGAATGGTATCGCGACAACAAAAAATACATGAGCAGGCTGCCGTCGACTGCCTTCAAGGAACTGGTCAAGCGCGCTGACGGCTGGAGGAATAAGTAATGTCCGAGAACACGAGAATTTGGGACCAGGTTAACACAACCGACCCTGACGCTACTAAAAAATACACTGGCGCGGGTGGCTTTAAGGGCACTGCGATCAGGCCAACCTACCTCATGCGCAAGGCAACAGAGATTTTCGGACCATGCGGTGAGGGTTGGGGTTGGAATGTCCTTGAGGATCGATTTGACGAAGGTGCACCGCTTCAGGCGCCCACTAAAGAGTGGCCAGAGGCTCCAATGATCTGCGCGAAGCTGCACACCGTAAAAATCGAGCTTTGGTACCTGGGCAACGCCGGGCAAAAATGCACGGTTCAGCACTACGGCCATACGCCATTTATCTACCTGCAGCAGGGAAAGATTCTTACTGACTGGGACGCAGCGAAAAAATCGCTGACGGACGCCATCGGTAAATGCCTGCAGCCGTTGGGGTTCGCCGCCGACATCTACATGGGCATGTTTGACGATCCGACCTACGTCGACACCATCACCGAAGAATTCAAGCTTGAAAAAGCCGAGGACAAGGACGCCGAGATACTTCGCCAAAAACAAGAGCGTGTCGACTGGCTTGCCTCAGCGGTCGAAACCATTGGCAAGGCCGTCACGACTCACGAACTCAAGCTTCTGAACGTGAAATACATCCGCGAGGCAACTCGTCGCAACGAACCCACCTTCATCGCGCGAATCACTCGAGCATTCGAGGAGCGCAAAGCTGTGCTTGAAAAAGGCACGGAGGCCGCAGCATGACCCAACTCTACGCACTCACCGGCAAACTCGCCGAACTTCAGGCCATGGCCGATACCGATGATGAGGGCCTGAAAGAGGCCCTGCAGCACGCCATGGACGAAGTGCAAGGCGACTTCAACGATAAGGCTGACAAGATCGTCATGTTGCGCCGGAACATTGAAAGCGACGTGACGGCTATCGACAACGAAATCGAGCGCCTGGCTGAACTCAAGCGGATCAAGTCCAACAGCGTGTCGCAGATCGGCGACTACCTGCGCAGCAACATGGAAGCCGCAAACATCAAGTCGATCAAGCGTCCGCTCTTCACCGTCACGCTGGCCATGGGCAGCGAGCGGGTGATCGTGGACAACGAAGATGCAGTGCCGGACGAACTGACCACTGTGAAGTCGAGCATTGCTCCGGATAAAAAGGCCATTGCCGCCAAGCTCAAGGAGATACGCGAGCATAACGAAGCGGTGCGCAAGCGCATGGCAGCCGGTGAAGACGCTGAACACGAACTTTTACCCGAACCTACCTGGGCTCACTTGGAGCGCGGCGATAGTTCGATCCGAATCAAGTGAGGTCGCCATGTACGTCAGCAACCACCTAAGCCTGGTCGAGGAACAGCGGCAGCACCTTGATTCAATCGCGGAACGTACCGCACAGTTCCTGGCCGCCGGCGGGACGATCTACCAAGGCAAGAGCCCATCAATCAACCCGCCGCCACCGCACCGCTCCACCAAGATCGATCCCGAAACCATACTCAAGCGCCGCAAGCCGCCTATCACAGCGGCAGAACGTAAGGCGCTGCGCAAACTCGCGGAGGCATTATGAGCAAGCGCAAGCCGTGCAATCGGCGCGTTCAGATCGAACGCAGCATGCGGGCCCTTATCAACACCAACCATGCTGCAGTCATCAACATCGATCCAAGCGGCCTGCAGGTGATGATCAACTGGAAGAACGGAAAGCAGATTCTTTCGAGAACGGTTTCAGACGCGCTCTGCGATGTTGCACACCGCTGGACGATATACATCGCCAGCATCTGTGTTCGCCAAGATGGCGCCCAGTACATGAAATCGATCGACATCAGACCTGACGGCGTGCACCTGGTGGAAAGGCTTTCGGACGTCCTTGAGCACTTCTATGAAGAAGTGAAGGCGGACTGCAACCCGAATCACCGAGTAGGTATGGGGTGGCTGGCAGTGCCTGGCGAAAAGACGGTAACCGAGGCGCAACTGTCATCCTTGCTGACTTCGGTCGGCGCCTGGCAACAGGTGAAGGTAGGCTCATGCGCCGCATAGCCCGCACCCAGCAACGCAAACGTCAAACCTGGCTTGCACTGCCGGCCAGCGGAATAGAAGAGGTAGGCTATGGCCAAGAGTGAACAAGAACGATCGGCGAAGGCCGCGTTGAAGCGGATCAAGTTCGACGAGAAGGAGCTGCGACACCGGTGCCGCCTTGGAACGCGGCAAAAGCTGGAGGAGCTCATGGCCTGGAGTTCGGACACCGAACAAGCTTCGGTGATTGAAGGCTGTCTACGCTATGTTCATTCGCTTGGGCCAGACGGTGCGCGGGAAGCGCTCCGTTCGCGCCACAAAATCGAAGTTAAATAAACCGTGGCGGCAGAACTCTACGCCATCGGCCAGCTCCAAGCATTAAGGCTAGACGCCGAAGAAGCATAACGGGGGCGTAAGCGTTAAGGTCTACATGTTTCTTCGGCAATAGGCCTAGGTGCTCCGGTCGAAGCTGCCGCTGCACATACCGAAACAGCAATCGAGAGATGATCGTTGACTTCAGCCAGCATTCCAGCCCACCTTTTGTGCATAATTTTACGCCCTCTTGAAGGGTCCCAGGAGGGATGCAGAAGTATGGCAACTGCATCGTCAGAGAAAGTCTGAATCAACCCCAAAGCCCTTGCGGACCTCTTTGCAGCGTGACCTTCGAGATGAAGTAGCGGGTACAAATCTTCTACTGAAATAGACCTCGCCATGGCCTCAAGCTCCTGAATTTCCAACAGAACATTAGGATGCTGATCGACGAAGTCTTCTCCTTCGAAACTGAAGTGCGCGTATAGGGTAACCACTTTACGCTCTAACGTCATAAGCGGGCTGAGCATCTTCGCAGCAGCCAATTCTGAGCGATCCTTTTCTGACCTTCCATTTAACCTGACAGACTGAACGGAAAACCACAGCGCAACTACCACTGCCGCAAGAGTTCCTACAGCCGATAGTGCGTTCCACCACCACCCATCCATTACCTGCTCCTCATTCACTCATCCGGCTCCATGCCGGTGATCCGTAATACCCCAACCCAAACCAAATTGCCACCACCGGCCACCGGAGAGCGGCGCCTACCTGAGGTAAACGCAATGCCCATTCGCCACAGTGTCATCCACAAAATCGACAAGAAGCCCGACGGTAGCCCGGCTGTGCTGTTCTTGGGCGCCTCCGAGCAGGTCGAAAGCCAGGCCCGCGACGATCTGATGCAGCAGTTCAACGAAAACTACAACGCCACCGCCGGCAAGGCCTGGGGGTTCTTTCACGCCGAGTCGGGTGCGTATCCCCTCAGCGGCTGGCTGAGCAAGTACCTGGCCGGCGGCTCCACCTTCTTGGAGTTCAGCACCACCGCTGTCGAACACCTGACCAAGCTGATGGAAGAATCGAACCTTTCCACCGGTGGGCACGCGCTCTTCTGCCATTACCAGCAAGGTATGACCGATTACCTGGTCATCGCCCTGGTGCAGGAAACAGAAGCGGTGACCATGACCGATGAACTCCACCTGATGACAGTGAAGCGCCTGGACCTGGACCACATCCGCTTGGCCGCGCGGATCAATATCAGCGAATGGCAGAACAACCCGCGTTCGCTGCAATACATCTCCTACCTCAAGGGCAAGCAGGGCCGCAAGTTCAACGAGTACTTTCGCGATTTCATCGGCTGCCAGGAAGGAATCGACGGCCCGGGCGAAACCCGCACGCTGTTGAAGGCCTTCAGCGACTTTGTTGAGAGCGAGGACATGGTCGATGAGGCGGCACGTGAGAAGACGGCCACCTTGGTCAACTATTCAATGGCCCAGGCCAAAATCGGGGAGCCGATCACGCTCGACGAGCTGTCGGGCCTGATCGACGAAGACCGGCCGAAGTGCTTCTACGACTTCATCAAGGCAAAGGATTACAGCATTTCCGACACCCTGCCACCGGATAAAAAGACGATCAACAAATTCCGGCGGTTCACCGGCCGGACAGTAGGCATGTCGATCAGCTTCGAGGCCCACCTGCTGGGCGACATGATCGAGTTTGACCAGGCTGGGGGCACGCTGACGCTGCGGAATCTGCCGACGCAGCTCACTGATCAACTGAAACGTGCAGGGGCCTGATTATCCGCGCCACGAAATCGTGATTGGTGAAAACGTGGTGCGGAAATTAGATATTGCGCAGCAGCGTGAGGAACTTAAAGAGATTAAGCGCCGGGAGGTAGCTGAGTCGTGAAACGAACCGACGGCTCCCTCGCCGGAGGCGCCTCATCGAAGCCAACCAATGCCACTGTTGAATAGTACGCTGGCTCGTCTGCAACATTCAGTGATTGAGTGCCGACATGGAGGAGCTTGCCGCCGTGAGCCTGAATTAGGTGATTGATATCCCAGTCCAGGGATGTACCAAAGCTCTGACTGCAAAACGCGCAGCCCGACATGTCGTCAGTGCTCAGCTTAATGGTGTGTTTGACAGAAGTTATTTCCATTTTCAACTCCTTATGCCCGTCATGGGCCGACTATCAATACCCCAACCAAAACCAAATTGCCACCACCGGAAGCCGGAGGGCGGCGCCTAACTGGAGATGATCCATGGATCAGTTTTATCTACAGGACAGCCGGAGCCATGCTTATGTCGGCGACGGCCTGTCGTTCTGGGGCGTGGGCGGCTCTGGATATGTGACCGACCTGGCTAAAGCCCAGGTATTCACCAGGGACGGCGCCTGCGATCACCGCGACATGGACATACCGTGGCCCAAGGCCTACGTGGATGCCAGGGCGCGATTAGGTGTTGACTGCCAATATGTGACGCTGAGTGAGGCGCTGGACCAGCCCCCTGACGCAGCAGAGTTTTACATCCAAAAGCCGCAGTGCTGGAACGGCAATAACCTGATTTGGCTTTGTGATGACGGCATATTCACTAGCGACCTGTCAAAAGCAGTGGTAGTGCCAAGGGCGCACACCATTACTTGGATCGGAAAGCTGGGCCAGACAGGCGCCATAGTGTGGCCTAAACCATACATCGATAAGTTTGCACGCCGTTTGGTTGAACGCGACGACGTGAATATCAAGGAGGCCTTGCGAGGCACCGGCATAAAGCTGGCGAAACCGCAAAAGCCGCGAATGATGATGTTCAACTGCGATGGTTGCGGCAGGTTCATAAGCGACGCGCAACGCTATCGGGAAGACTGCCAGAACTGCGGAACAAGTAATAGGCCTTGATTCCGTTTCACGGGATCTTAGCTTAAAGCGTCAACCTTTCTCTTTAGCTGAAAAAGTTTAAAGTATTGATCAATTGCTACAACGAGCTCAGCCCTGACTTTATCGAAGGACTCACGGCGATGCTCTGCTCGCTCCTGTATCCCTGCTGGTTCTAGGGCAATCGATGCTAGCTCAATTGGTTCGATAAAGTCGCCTAGCGAATTTATCGCAGCAACTTGCGTGCTAGCAGTTCTTTGTTGGATAACCGAGAGCTGACCTTTAAGCAATACAGCCACACCAAACAACACTTCCGCCTTAACATCTTTTAAGCATTCGTATTCAGAAGCAAGGTTGATCAATCGCCAAAACCCAGGAATCCTGGGATCTATTTCCGCCTCATTACCGAACCCGCCTTCAGTTTTCAATTCCAGACCAAGAAGTACACGAAGAGTCTCTACACGCGACTTATTGAGACTTTCAATTGCTTTAAGAGCCTCCGCTTTGACTTCTTTCAACTTCACGACATTTCCAGCAATTGAAACCTCTTGAATTTCGGGGGCAAAACCTACCGCGAGTGAAAGTACTGCAAATGAGACAACAAAGGCAGTGAACTCGGCCCCTGAAAACTTCCCTATCGAAAGTAAATAGAAAGATAGGGCTACGGAGCACAAAAACACTAAAACTCCAAATATTGCTAAAGCTAATCGCATACGTATCTCCCTATAAAGCTTGAACTATACATCCAGAGGCCCTCTATGTCCGCACAACAGAAGAAACACCCCTTCGATTTCAAAACCCAATACGGCCTTGGCTTCAGCCCACAAGATGATGAAATCGTAGTCGACTTCTTTTGTGGTGGTGGCGGCGCCGGTACCGGCCTGGAAATGGGCCTGGGCCGCGCGATAAACGTGGCAAAGAACCACAGCCCGAAAGCCATCAGCATGCACACGATGAACCACCCAGGCGCCCAGCACTTCACCACCGACGTGTTCGAGGGTGATGCGGACACCGAGTGCGGCGGCAAGGCTGTGGGCTGGTTCCACATGTCGCCGGATTGCACCCACCACAGCCAGGCGGCCGGCGGTCAGCCGCGCAAACGCGAGATCCGCAACCTGTCATGGATCGGCCTCAAATGGGCGGGCATGAAGCGGCCTCGGGTGATCAGCCTGGAAAACGTGAAACAGATCCTGCAGTGGGGCCGCCTGATCGCCAAACGAGACAGCGCCACCGGGCGGGTAGTTACGCTGGATCAAGTGCCGCACCCTACCAAAAAAGGAAAGACAACCAACCGGATCGCCGCACCTGGTGAGCAAGTGCCGGTATCTAACCAGTTCTTGGTCCCTGACCCGAAGCAACGCGGCCGCACCTGGCGTCGTTTTGTGTCCTTGCTGCAAGGCATGGGCTACGTCGTGGAGTGGAAGGTGATCAGGGCGTGCGACTTCGGCGCACCAACCAGCCGGGAGCGCCTATTTATGATCGCTCGATGCGACGGGCGTCCGGTGGTGTGGCCTGAGCCAACCCATGCAAAGAACCCCATCAAAGGCCAGCAGAAGTGGAAAACGGCCGCTGACTGCATCGACTTCAGCGACTTGGGCAAAAGCATTTTCGGCCGCAAGAAAGACTTGGCCGACGCTACCCTGCGCCGCGTTGCCAAGGGCATGAAGAAATTCGTCATCGACAACCCCGCGCCGTTCATCGTGCCGATAGCGAACTGGTCAGGGCAGACAGTGCATTCGGCAGATGAGCCGCTGCGCACCATCACCTCCTACCCGAAAGGCGGTGCCTTCTCGGTTGTCAGCCCAATCATCGCGCCGGCCACGCACCAGGGCAGCGACCGAATCAACGACCCGCTTGCCCCGCTGCCCACGGTGACGTGCGCGAACCGCGGCGAGCTGACGCTGATCAGCCCAACGCTGATTCAATCGGGCTATGGCGAGCGCCAGGGCCAGGAGCCGCGAGTGCCAGGCCTGGATCAACCGCTGGGGACAGTGGTCGCCGGCGGCGTCAAGCACGCCCTGACCAGCTCAGTTTTGGTAGGTGCTGGCGGGCCGGTATATGCCGGACACCCGGTAGCTGCGGACCAACCCGTCGGCACTGTCATGACTCGAAGCCACCGCGCGGTCGCGTCGGCATGCATAGTCCAGGCCGGGCACGGTGAAGGCTCAGGGACGAACAAACGTCGATCCCATGGTGTGAACGACATCAGCGGCCCTATCGGCACCGTAACTGCCAGCGGGGGCGGCCAGTCAGTAAGCGCCGCGGTGATGATCCAGGCCAATGGCGGATTCAACACCACGCACGCCAAGAGCATGCACGAACCCATGACCACGGTAACCAACACCGGCAGCCAACAGCAGTTGGCGGTGGCGAACCTGGTGCACCTGCGCGGCAACTGCGATGCCCGGGACGTGAATGACCCGCTGCACACCGTCAGCGCCGGCGGCCAGCACCACGGGTTGGTCAGCGCATTCATGGAACGGGCATTTGGCGGCAGTGTTGGCCAGGGTCTGGAAGAACCCGCGCCGACCATCACAGCCGGCGGCGGTGGCAAGAGTTCGCTGGTGTCGCTCACGCTGTCACCGGAACACGAAGCCGGTGCCCTCCGCGTAGCCGCTTTCCTGATCAGCTACTACGGTACCGAGAACATCAGCGCTTGCGACTCGCCGGCGCCGACGATCACCACCAAGGACCGCCTGGCAATGGTCACCGTGATGGTCAAAGGCACGCCCTACGTGATCGTCGACATCTGCCTGCGGATGCTGAAGCCGTCCGAGCTGTACAAGGCCCAGGGCTTCCCCGCCGACTACATCATCAGCCACGGCGCCGACGGCAAGTCGTTCACCAAGACCCAGCAGGTGCACATGTGCGGTAACAGCGTTAGCCCGCCGCCGATGGCTGCGCTGGCAAGGGCCAACGACCCGTGGCGAGCGGATGAGCGCCAGGCTGAAGCGGCTTAGAGCCATCCCAGCTCCTTTAGCGAGCAAAGAATCGCAAGGATCAGAGAAATCAGTTCGACAACATCAATCAGGGTTTGCATGTTGGCAGCGCCGTTTCATTTAGGTGCCACTGATTCTGATGTCACGACGGATTCGGTTGTATACCTGAAACTTGTCGTAAGCCTTCCTACAAGTAGCAACTTTCTCTCACGCCTCCCCCTTGACATCACACCCGGTCGTGACGGCCGGCAAGGACTCCCCATGCCTACAGAAAACAATCCGACCGCGCCGCTGCAGGTAGAGCGATCGACAGTCACCAAGTTGGTTATCACAGGTGCGCCAAACCTTGACCCGATCACCGTGTTCCTCGAGGACCTGGCCCCATGCAAGGGCAAGATCACCGTCAGTTGCTGGGGCAAGAGCTGGACGGCCTACTGGGGCGGCATGTGGGATGGTCTGAGCATCGGGCAGTTCTTCTGCAAGCTGAACACCGGCTATATCATCGGCTACTTCGACCAGGCGATGAGGCCACGGCAATTCAGTGGTGAAGCGCTTTCAAGGGAGGCGCAGCGCCTCGTACTGAAAGAGCGCCGCCAGTTTTGTTACGGCGCCGACGAGGCCCGCGAGCGGTTCGATGAGGCAGAAGATCTGCGCGACTCGCGATCGATTGAATATCTCCACGGTGCACACAGCGAGTTGATGACGAAACTGTTCGGTGATGAATGGTGGCACCTAACCAATGACGCCACCGAGCCAAACCCCGATTACGCCTACCTCGAGCGGATCATTCACGCGGTCCAGCAGGCGCTGGGCCAGGAACAGCAGCAGGTGGCGGCATGAAGCGCATCTACCTCAGCGGCCCCATGACCGGCCTGCCCGGCCTCAACTTCGCCGCCTTCCACGCCATGACCAGTAACCTGCGCGCCGGCGGCCACACCGTCACCAACCCCGCCGAGCTCAACCCAGACGGCGGCACCTGAAACGACTGCATGCGCCGCGACATTGCAGCCCTGATGGACTGCGACACCGTGGCCACCCTGCCCGGCTGGGAGCACTCAAAGGGTGCCCGCCTGGAAGGCCTGATCGCCGAACGCCTCGGCATGATGGTTGTGAATGCCCATCATCTGGCAGACAACGCTTCTATGCCTCCTGCGGCAGGACCACAAAAGGCGTATTAACGTAGTCATTCCACGCCTTGTACGCGTTGCAATGATCCTGGTAAGCCTCATTCCACACCGGGCCCGACACCTCGCGAAGCGCGACGAGCATCATCATCCTCGTGGTGGCTGCATCAAGCTCAAGAAGGAGTTGGTGAGATTTATATCGAAATTCTTCAATGCTGTTCATAGATCTGGTCCTCTGCCAGACGACATTTATTAGTGACGCTTTCGGTATAGGACGGAAAAAAAATCCAGAGTTCGGATTGAAGATCCGCGAGGCGATGAATGGTAAGCCAATGATTGGCATAGATAACTCCCATCTATCGCCGTGGGCACGCGGGAGTTATTCGGTAGCATCGATACCAGACCGATGCACGAATGCCGCTAATCAATGGCGTTGGGCTGAGGTGACTTTCCGTGTTCGCGGACGTTTCCGCCTGACTGGTGGGGCGACTTTGGCAGCAACCTGTTCTTTAGCCCGATTTATGCCCCACTCCATGGCTTTAGTCATCGTTTCGCCAGGCCGTTCATAGAAGGCCTCTTCGAACAGCATCACACCAGTGACCGTGTAAACACCCACAAAAAGCTGGACCTGACCAGAGGACGACATGCGAACCAGCACGTTGAGCAGTGTGCCGTCCGGCAGGCGCTCATCTACAGAACGTACATGCAGCGACGGATCGGCCCATTCCCAATAAACAGCGCCTCGAGTTCTCATCTGCTACGCCTTGAAGTTAAAGAGGGCCGGGATTATGGGGCTCAAGCAGCGGCGACGGAATATCTCCAAAACACTTTTTTTCATCCCCTACCATCAAAGTCAGCCGCTATAGCGGCAAGGACGAAACATGCCTATCGAGAAAATCGAAAAGGAGGTTGACCTCTGCGCGCTGTTCATCCAGGAGTTCAACGAGCTGCCCGGCTGGACGTGCTACCCCGAGGCCGCGGGCTTCGACCTGTTGGTTGTGCATGAAGACGGCCGGCAGATAGGCGTCGAGGCGAAGATGCAGCTGAACGCCAAGTTGGCTGACCAGATCCTGCCGTGTCGCGGCGACGAGCTGTACGGCCGTGCCGGCCCGGATTACCGGCTAGTGATCGTGAGCAAAATCACCGACGCCAGCAAAGGAATCGTGAAGATGCTGGAACACCTCGGCGTCAGAGTACTGGTGCCGAGACAGAGCTGGACCCGACAAGGCAACTGCATGACCTTCAGCCTTGAGCATTCCCTGATGGAGGTAAGCGGCCGCAAGCCTTTCTACGACTGGTACATGTTCGACTGGAACCCGCCTGAGCGCTGCCAGGTGCCGGTGCTGGTCACGAACTTGCCGGCGGGCGTTCCCTCTCCTGTGCGCCTGACACCGTGGAAAGAGTCGGCGTTGAAGGTGCTGGCCCAGCTCAGGCGCCAAGGCTTTATCACCGCCAAGCAGATCTCCAGCCACGGCATCGGCGTCAGCGCGTGGACGCAGGCGCCCGGGAGCAAGCCGGCTTGGCTGGCCAAGGGCGCAGTGCGCGGCACCTGGATCGAAACTGAGCATATGCCGGCCTTCGACAAGCAGCACCCGGACGTGTACGCCCTTGCCGTCGAAACCCTGGCCGCTACTGCGCCGGCCGAATTGGAGTTGACGCCATGATCGCCACCCTCTGGTTCGCCTACGTCTTCCCCTAGAAAGTGCCGGAATGAGCCGGCGCAAGAAGTCAAATGTTGCGATAGATCCCAAAGTGTTTAGTGGAAGGGATAGGTGAAAGCTTCACAGCTGTAAGCATCACTGCCCTTGCCACGCCGAAGGCCAGGGCTGAAGTCATAGATTCCCCTTGGCGTTCCTTGTAGTACTCCTCAAAGAGTACGCCACCGCTCGCGCTGTATGCGCCCACAAACAGCTGAACCAAACCTCTTCGAGAGGTGCGCACTTGAACGTCAATCTGCCCCCCATCCGGAAGTAGGCCATCGTGACACCGAGAATGAAGCTCGCAATCAGACCAATCCCAAAACACTCGCCCTCGTTTCTTTAAAAACATGATGTCGATCCGCATTAGAGAATCCGCCACTTGTACTCCCTTTCCAGGCAGATAAGTGACTTAGCTCAATCTTGTTGAACTTTCTGCGGCGCTGGCGGAATCCCACGGCATTCCAAATATCCCTACATGCCTGCCGGTGAGCGGCGGGCGAGGTATTCGCATGTTCGCAATAAAACTCACCCTGCTCATTATGGGCATAACGCTGTACGTGTCCGGCACCGTCTGCTGGATCTTCTGGATCGCCCCCGAACTGGTCATGGACGGAGAGACGTCCGACCTTCTCTACGCATTCGGCGTAACGTGCGGCTGGATGCTTTTCACCTTCGGCATGATCGTTCACATCATCAAGACAGCGCGGCCCACGGCGGCCGGCGGGAGGTAGGTATGACGGCAGCAGAACAGCTCAACGATGGTATCACCGGAGACAAGGTGCCCGAGGCGCAGATGGCGGAGCTCCTGGGTACCACCCTAGCGGCCCTGCGCTCCAAGCGAGCCAGAAACCAAATCCCCCTCGGCGTCTGGAATAAACACGGCAGCCGCGTTATGTACAGCATCAGGAGATACTACGAATGGCTCGAAAGCCAATGGGTTTGCCCGCAGGAATGGACCTCCACCACGGATCGATCCGCATCCGCTTTATGTGGAACGGCAGCCGGCACAGTGAAACGCTCCCCTATCCCCCGACGCCGAAAGGAATCAAGTCTGCCTCGCAGGTTGTTGATCAAGTAAAAGGGCTGATCAAGCTGGGGTTGCTCGACGACGACAAGTACGCCGAGCTTTTCCCTAGTTCCACCAACGCCGCTGGCGGGAAGATCAACTTCGGCGAGTATGCCCAGCTCTGGCTAGACAGTCGTGAGGTGGTCGCTGGAACGAAGGGAAACTACAAGGGCGCGTTGAACCGCTATTGGATGCCCGGCTTGGCCCTGGTGCGGATTGACCTGATTACCACCACCCTGCTCCGCCGGATAATGGCGGCAAACGAGTGGAAGTCGCCAGGAGTGAAGCGCAACGCCATCTCGAAGCTTTCCACCATCCTGAACTCAGCCGTATCCGAGGAACTGATTCCGAAGAACCCGGCGGCTATTCTGGAGTTGCCCAAGCGCAGCAAAAAAGAGATCGACCCGTTCACCCTGGAAGAAGCAAATCAGATCATCGCGAAGATGTACGCGCATGATCATTGGCCCAGCACGATCTATGCGGCATTTTTTGAGTTTGTGTTTTTCACCGGCATGCGTCTATCCGAAGCTCTAGCGATGCGCTGGGATGCGGTAGACGAAGAGAAGAGGACTGCCCACGTTTGTCGAGGGATCGCTCTGGGGGAAGTGGTGGAGCGGACGAAGACTGGTACAGACCGTTTCGTACTGTTGAATGACCGAGCGATGCACGCCCTGCAGTTCGCCAGGGAGTACGCTAATCGTCGGAAAAGTGGCAAGGGCAAGGTGCTGGAAACGCCTTTCATATTCCCGCCTTCAAAGAACTCGGAGTACGTGAAACAGACATCCGACCTGCACAAGCAGTGGATTCCGACCCTGAAGGCTTTGAATATCCGTCGTCGGCCGCCATACAACTGTCGTCACACCTATGCGACAATATGCATTATGTCTGGCATGAACCCCGCCTTCATCTCCCAGCAGCTCGGCCATAGTGTGCAGATGCTGCTCTCGACTTATGCGCGTTGGATCAA